TGTTACAACTGTCTTATCTATATTATCAAAGGAATTTATTGATAAATGGAAAAGACGTGTTGGTATTGAAGAGGCTGATAAGATTTCTTATGCTGCGTCTTATCGTGGAACACAAGTACATGAAATAATAGAGAAGTATCTTGATAATGATGTTAATTATACGAAAGGATATTTTCCTAATATAATATCATCATTATCTTCGGTGAAATCTACTCTTGATCGTATTGGTAGTATATATGAACAAGAATGTGCGTTATATTCTAACCATTTAAAGTTGGCTGGTAGAGTAGATTGTGTTGCCGAATTTGATGGAAAGTTAAGTATTATAGATTTTAAAACATCAAAGAAACTGAAAAAGAAAGAATGGATATCGTCATATTTTATGCAATGTGCTGCTTATGCAATAATGTGGGAAGAACGTACTAATATACCAATAGTAGAATTAGTAATTATTATTGCAGTTGATGGACACGAACCACAAGTATTTAAAGAACATCGTGATAATTGGACGACGGATCTTAAAGATACTATATATAAGTATAATAATAGTTTTTGAGGTGATGATATGATATTTGAGTGGATTAAAGATATGTTTTTGTCTTCAGTACAAGATCCGGCTGGGGTCATTAAGAAACCAGAGGATGTTATAATAGATGATTGTGATTTTTCTTATTTAAATGGTGATCCAAAATCAGTAACACATGAGGATCTTTTAAAAATGAATAAATTGCAATTAGAAACTTTTGGCAGAGAATTTTTAAATATAGAATTGGATAGACGTAAAAGTCATGGTGCTTTAGTAACTATTTTATGGGAAAGGTTAAAAAACATTTGACAATTAGATGACTTTATGATATAATGTGTTATGAAACTTAATATTGCCGATTGGGGAACCATTTTTGGAGTTGTTGCCGCAATATTATTGGCATTGAATATAACTATTAGTCCATATTCCTTTATATTATTTGGAGTTTCTTCAATTCTTTGGTGTATTTATGGGTATAGGATTCATGAATATTCTTTAATGTGGATGAATGTTGTTTATTTTGTTATTGACATTGTAGCTATTTATAGATGGTTTTTTTAAATTTAATGGAGTATTAAAATGAGTATTTTAATAAGAAGATTGGTTTTATTGGGATTGATGTTTGGTTTAATTATAATGTTATTACTGTTTCCAGCTTTAGTTGGTAATAAGGTATTTACTGATGTTGAGATAGAGGAAGTGCAGAATCGTATATTAGTGGGGTAATCTGCCATGGATAAGTTAACTATACAGAAAATTATAGTTACTATGTTGTGCATAGTAGTTGGTTTTTTATGGATAGTATTTGTTATACCGATTGTAAATGGTGATTATGCGAGTGTTCACGATCATGATAGAGATACACATACTGAGATAGATTATAGTCATGACTATATTGCCAAAAAGAATTTATGATTTTATAATAGATATATTAATTGAATTGATATGTATTAATATAGTTTGGTTTTGTTTTTTAATTAGTTTAATATGAGGATATATGTATAATTTTTTATGTGTTTTATTGAGTGTTTTGGGTTTTTTTGTTATTCTAGGGGTTGTTGATTCTGCGACGTATGATATTGGTTCTATGATTTCATATTCGTTTGTTGGGTTTTTATCAATGATTACTGGTGCTGCGTTATATGAGGGTGGTTGATTATGAATGATATTAGAAGTAAGAGCGGAATGGTTAACTCTTTAAAAGATGGTGTGTGTGAAGTAACTTTTAATAAAGTTAATGGTGATTTACGTGTTATGTCATGCACATTAGATATGATTTTTGTTCCTGAATCGTTTTTACCAAAGGGTAATGGTAATGTATCTGAATTAGTTATTTCTGTGTGGGATGTTAACTCACAGGGTTGGAGATCATTTCGACCAGAGAATGTTATTGAATTTAAGTATTTATATAATTATGCAGGACAGTCGGAAGAGTGGTATGATATGACAAAAGAAGATTTTGTCAAGAAATATTGTATTGAAGATTGGGATAGACATGAATATGAATTTTATACATATTCAAAAGAGGCGGATGATATGATAGAAGAGGCTAATAGGGTTATTGGGGTATGAGTATGATTGATGATGTTGAAACTATGAGTATGATTGAATTTGGTAAAAAATATGGATATAAGTATATTAATGTATGGTTGGCTGCAAGGGGTACTTCTGTAGTTGAACATATAGAAGAATTGTTAAAAAAATGAGTTAGGAGAGTAGGTGTAGTATTATGTCTAAAATGAATTTACATGATATAGATTTTGAGTCTGAGAATAATTGGTTAGAAATGGATAAAGAAAGTTTTATTTCCATGTATGGTAAAAAAGTATGGGAACAGATAGATAGAAGATATTCTAAAGAACATGTTCCAAAGAATAATAGACGGGGGCATCATCAACAAGATGATGAATATTAATATATGATACAAATGGATGTGTTGAATGGAAACGGAAGTAGTATGTACTAATTGTAATGTGGAGTATGTGATACAGACTGTTACTGATGATGTATTAGAAATTAAATATTGTTCTATGTGTGGGTCAGTAGTTGAGGTGTGTGATTATAATAATTTGGATTTTAATAAAGATTGAAGGAATTTTATGATATTGTTGGATTTTAATCAGATTATAATTTCATTATCTATTAATGAAGAAAAGAAGAATACTGATGAGTCTATCAGGCATATGTCGGTGATGAATTCATTTATTACTTATATATTATCGATAAAGAAACGTTATTCTGATAAATATGGTAATGTTGTTATATGTTGTGATAATAAGAATTTTTGGAGAAAGGATGTATTTCCTTATTATAAACATTCTCGTAAAAAGGATAGAGAGAATTCTAATATAGATTGGAAAGTTATATTTGATACGATTGGAACGGTGAAAAAAGATTTGGTTGATTGGTTTCCTTATAGATTGTTAGAGTTAGATACCGTTGAGGCTGATGATATTATTGCTATTTTGACAAAGGAATATCATGATAGAGAAAATATATTAATATTATCATCAGATAAAGATTTTAAACAACTACAAATATATAAAGGGGTTTCTCAGTATAGCTATAATACTGGTAAATTTATTAAAACCACAGATCCTAAAAAATATTTAAGAGAACATATATTACGTGGTGATAGATCAGATGGTATTCCCAATGTATTATCACCAGATGATGTGTTTTTGGGTGATTATAGGCAAACTCCATTGAGAAAGAATAAGATTATAGAATGGTTAAATTTAAATAAGAATCCTTATGATTTTTTGGATGATGATCTAGTGGATGCATATAAACGAAATGAGAAATTAATTGATTTTAACTTTATACCAGAGGATATATCAGAGTCTATATTGGATGATTTTGTTAAAGTTCCAATTGGAAATAATAACACCATGATGGAATATTTTACTAAAAATAGAATGATTATGTTATATTCAGAAATGGATAATTTAAAAGAGGATATAAATGAAACTTATACACGAAGTGTTTTTTGAATTTGATAATGCTAAAAATACACAAGAAAGGAAGAATGTACTATTAATGAATAATAGTAAGTTATTAACACGAATATTAAAGTTGATGTTTGATGATTTTCATTTTGTATTTGACAAAATGCCTAATTATATACCTGATGATTCACCAGAAGGATACAGTTATACTAATTTGAATAAAACTTTGCCTGAATTGGAAGTCTTTTTAGACGAATCTTATGTCATTACTCGTAGAAGTGAACGTAGATTTATTCAATTTATGGAGAGTTTACATCGTGGTGAATCTGATGTTGTTTTTAATATATTGAATAAAAAAATGAAAGTAAAGTGGTTGACTAGAAAATTAGTAGATGAGGTATTTCCTAATTTATTAGATTGAGGTTTGTTTTAGGTGATTACGGCTAGTTTGATATTAAGTAATGATTATGGTATTGATGATAATGGTAATAGTCTTATATTCTATAATAATACAACCCGTAGATGGTTTAATCGTAGTATATCGAGAAATGCTATATTGGTGATGGGTCATAATGCATATAAGGAATTATTTGATATATTACCATCAGAGTTAATTAAATATGTTATAACAAATAATGAAATAAATTATGATAAGAATTCGTTTAAAGTTAATATATCGGATGCTGTGTCGTGGTTACATTCCCATTCACATGTTGACATACATATAGTTGGTGGGTATTATATATATATGACATATTGGGAATTTGTTGATAAGTTTTATATTGCAAAGATTTTAGATAAAAAGATAGATAGTAATATTCATATAATGGATTATTATATGGATGATATTGAATATGGATGTTATAATGTGTTTAATAATGTAACTAATGAATTGGATCTTAGAATAGTGAAAAGGAAGAAATAAATGCCAACATATACCTTTAAAAATAATGATACTGAAGAAGTATTTGATAGATTTATTAGTATAGCTGATAAGGATAATTTTTTGTTAGAAAATTCACATATAACACAAATAATAGGGGCACCTAAAATAATATCTGGCAGGATGGGTGGTATGAAACCCTCCGATGGGTTTAATGATGTATTGCGTAAAGTTGCAGATCAAAATCCGTATTCACCTTTAGCTGAGAAGTTGGGTGGTAGGGATGCGAAAACTGTAAAGAATACAGAGATTATTAATAATGCGAAAAAGAAGAGTGGTTTAATTTAAAATTGAGAAAGGAGAAGTAAAAATGGGTAATATTATTGGTATTGATTTGGGTACTACTAATTCATGTGTAGCTGTATTAGAGAATGGTAAGGCAGTAGTAATTGAAAATGGTGAAGGTTCTAGGACGACACCATCTATAGTTTCACATTCGGATTCGGAAATATTAGTAGGACAGTCGGCTAAGAGACAATCGGTGACTAATCCAAAAGATACATTGTTTGCGGTTAAGAGATTAATTGGCAGAAAGTTTAAAGATGATGCAGTTCAAAAGGACATATCTATGGTGCCTTATGACATTGTAGAGGCGGATAATGGTGATGCGTGGGTAAAATCTGGTGGTGAGTTATTATCTCCCCCAGAAATTTCATCAAAAATTTTAATGAAATTAAAAAAAGATGCGGAGTCGTATTTGGGTTCTGAGGTAACACAGGCAGTTATTACTGTTCCTGCTTATTTTAATGATTCACAAAGACAAGCAACAAAGGATGCTGGTAAGATTGCAGGACTAGATGTTATGCGAATTATCAATGAACCCACTGCGGCAGCTTTATCTTATGGTTTAGATAAGGGTGATGTTACTGATGATAAGGTAGTTGCTGTTTATGATCTTGGTGGTGGTACTTTTGATGTTTCTATTATTGAGATGTCGAATGTGGATGGGGAATATTCCTTTGAAGTATTGTCTACTAATGGTGATACATTTTTAGGTGGTGAGGATTTCGATTTACGACTTATTGATTATCTCTGTGATGAATTTAAAAAAGAAAATGGTGTAGATCTTCATAATGATCCTATTGCATTACAACGATTAAAAGAAGCGGCAGAGAAGTGTAAAATTGAGTTGTCATCGACTCAAGAAACTGAAGTAAATTTACCATATATTACTGCGGATTCTACTGGTCCTAAACATTTAAATGTTAAGATTTCACGTTCTAAATTGGAGAAGATGGTATCTGAATTAATTGAACGTACAAAAAACCCATGTGTTACTGCGTTAAAGGATGCAGACATTACTAAGGTTGATGATGTTATTTTAGTTGGTGGGCAAACTAGAATGCCTAAAGTTCAAGAAATGGTAAAATCTATTTTTGGTATTGAACCGAGAAAGGATGTAAATCCTGATGAGTCAGTTGCTCTTGGTGCTGCTACACAAGGTGGTGTGTTATCTGGTGGTATTGATAATGTATTATTGCTTGATGTTACTCCATTATCATTAGGTATTGAGACGATGGGTGGTGTTATGACCACATTGATTGAAAAGAATACTACTATTCCAACGAAAAAAAGTGAAGTATTTTCGACGGCTGAAGATAATCAACCGGCAGTTACTATTCATGTTCTTCAAGGTGAACGTTCAGTTGCTTCTGGTAATAATTCTTTAGGTAGATTTGATTTGACAGAAATTCAACCAGGACCACGCGGAACACCACAAATTGAAGTTGAATTTAATAT